CAACTACTAAAGAAGCAGTTGAATTAGACATGGTAATGAATGGTGCCATGACCCGAAACATTACAGCTCTTAAAAGCGGAGCATCGGCGCAAGAGGCTCTAGCTGACATAAACAAGTCAGCGTTAACTGGTGCTAAAAACTATGCCGGTATAATGAAATACAGCGGGGACATTGCTGGCGGCGCAGGTGCTCAATTGTTTGATATGGCGCAAATGGGCAAGCGGCAAATGGAAATTCAGGAAGCCACTGGTATGTCAGCAGAGGCAGCGGCAAAGCAAGCGCAAGACGAACTAAGAAATAATCAAGGTGCTACCAAAGAGTTTGCCACGGCTCAACAAAAAGTTGCTGGCGCCAGCAAAGATCTTCAAGAACTCAGTTTCAATCTAGTTAAAAATGTTGTACCGGCCGTGGATGCATTTGCTGGATCAATTAAACGTGTTACAGGATTTATCAATGAAAAGTTTGGCGGCCCTACTCCTACGAAGCCCGGAACAGCGCCCAGTGCCCCAGCAAGCAAACAAGATCTTACAAATTTACTTACAGGAAAGCCATCAGCTCAAGCAACACCAAGCGCACCAGGTGCTCCAGTTGCTGTACCGGCAGATATTGCAAAATATTTAAAATCTACTGCATTAATTGAATCGGGCGGAAATGCCAATGCTAGGGCCGGAACAAGTAGTGCCGGAGGAATGTTTCAGTTTCTTGATAAAACTTGGGAAACTACAGTCAAACAAATGGGCAAGAATTATTCAGCTCAGGACAAATTTGACCCAGCAAAAGCCACAGAAGTTATGGCATTTTTTACGTCAAAACAAAAATCTCAATTAGAACAAGGTACCGGTAAAGAAGCAACTAATGTTGATTTATACATGGCACACTTCTTGGGTGCCGGCGGCGCAACCAAGTTTATCAACGCCATGGCAAAAAATCCAGCCATGAGTGCTGCCGCAATGGATCCAGCAGCTGCATCAGCAAACAAAAGTATATATTATGACCAAGGCCGCGAAAGAAGCCTGCAGGAAGTATATAATCTTATGGGCCAAAAAATGGCCAAGGCCGAAACCGCAGTCGAAACCGGCAAGTGGGGCGGTAAGGATATACCAGCCACAGTGGCGGCAATTACGTCTCAAATGCAAGGAACAATGGGTAAAACAGTACCGGCAGGGCCAACCGGCGGATTCCAGCCGCAGTTGGCCAATGCTACCCCGGCTACTACACTACCACCAGCACAACAGGCACAGGTCAATAATCAAGCAAAAACCGAAGACGATAAACTAGCCACAGGATTTATGGCACTTCAGGCCAATCTTGAAGTTATAGCCAGAAATAGTCAACGACAACTTGCAGTACAAGAGAAACAATTAAAACAGACATCGTAAGATTACAATAAATAATAGACTATGGCAATTGATAACGGCAAAAATGGTCGCAACGGCGGCTGGCGCAAGTATTTCCGGGTTCCTGATTCGGGTGGACAACTAAGCCCGATATCGGGTACAAATCAATTTGGACTACCGGGCTATGCTCGTCAGACAGGATCGGGTGCCGCAGGGCAAAATGGCGGAGGTAACGATTTTGCATTCCGTAACTATGCTAGCCGCCTGCCTGAAGTATACACAGGACATCCTAATCGCGTTGAACGCTATAATCAATATGAAAACATGGACATGGATTCTGAAGTAAATGCATGCCTGGATATCATCAGCGAATTCTCTACCCAAATTAACGAAGATAACGAAACCCCGTTTGATATTCATTTCAAAGACAAACCAACAGATCACGAAGTAGAAATTATTAAAAAGCAGTTACAGCAGTGGACCAAGATGAACAAGCTGGATCAGCGCATGTTCAAGCTGTTCCGCAACACAATCAAGTACGGTGATCAAGTGTTTGTGCGTGACCCAGAAACATTTGAAATGTATTGGGTAGACATGACTAAAGTTAGTCGGGTCATTGTTAATGAATCAGAAGGCAAGCGTCCTGAGCAGTATATTATTCGTGATATTAATCCCAACTTCCAAAATATGAGTGTAGCATCAAAAACTACACAGGACTACTATGTAAGTCGTCCTACCGGTGCAATGGGCCAAGGAAATTCAGGCACAGGCGCCGGAGGAGCAGGCGGATATGCAGGTGGTGCTGGCGGTGTAGGAAATAATCGTTTTCAACAGGCCATGAATGAAAGTTGTTTAGATGCTAGACATATTGTACACCTTAGCCTAAATGAAGGATTAGATTTCTTTTGGCCGTTTGGGCAAAGTATTCTTGAAAACATTTACAAAGTTTACAAACAAAAAGAACTGCTGGAAGATGCTGTTCTTATCTATCGTGTGCAACGTGCCCCAGAACGTAGAGTGTTCAAGATTGACGTGGGCGATATGCCAAGTCACATGGCCATGCAATTTGTTGAGCGGGTTAAAAATGAAATGCATCAACGTCGTATTCCTACTGTAACAGGTGGTGGAGCAAACATGATGGATGCTAGTTACAATCCGTTGAGTATCAACGAAGATTTCTTCTTTCCTTTTAACGGTGCAAGCGGCCGAGGAAGTAGTGTTGACACCTTGCAAGGCGGCCAAAACCTTGGTGAAATTGACGACTTAAAATATTTTAATAACAAAATGGCCCGCGGACTTCGTGTGCCTAGCAGTTACTTGCCCACAGGCCCAGACGACTCTAGTCAGGCTATGAATGACGGCCGAGTGGGCACAGCACTTATACAAGAATATCGTTTTAACCAATATTGTATCCGCTTGCAAAAACTAATCATGCAAAAATTAGATGATGAATTTAAGATGTTTTTGCGTTGGAGAGGATTTAATATTGATGCAGGCTTATTTGGTATTAGTCTTTGCGAGCCACAAAATTTTGCCAGTTATCGTCAAAGCGAATTAGACACAACTCGTATCACAGCATTTACACAATTAGAAGCTTTTCCTTATATGAGCAAGCGTTTCATGCTCAAACGCTTCTTGGGTTTAACCGAAGAAGAAATTGTAGAAAACGAAACTATGTGGAAAGAAGAGCGCGACGAACCCGAATTAAAAACCACACAAGGACAAGACTTACGCAGTATCGGAATTACACCCGCTGGCATGGAAACAGATATTGCCACCGGCGAAGAACTAGCCGGCCAGGAAACAGCTGCCGCAACAGGCGAACCGCAAGGTGCATCTGCTGGTATACCCACAGCCGGAGCACCAGCTGGACAAGGTGCTCCTCCGATACCAACCATATAAATACTAGCATGATTTTAAACGAACTCTACGATAAAAGCCCTAACGCTTACCAAGATTTGTCTGCAGATAACAGCCAAACCACGCTAAACAGCCTGCGTAAAACTCGGCTAACTCTGCGTCAAATCAACAAATTGCGCCAAATGAACTCGGTTAGAGAATTTGAATTTAAAGAAAAATTAAAAGATATTCGCAAGCAATATGCCCCAGCACCTGCTGCTCCGGCAATGTAATAAAAATTACATAAAACACCTACTTTTCTCCTCATAAAGCACCGTTATTACTCGTTGATAGTAAATATCTAACGAGCCATTATCTATAGGAGAAATTATGACATCGAAATTTGAACAGTTAATCGAATACGTGATTAACGATGAAGAAGCGAAAGCTAAAGAATTATTCCACGACATCGTTGTGGAAAAAAGCCGCGAAATCTACGAAAACCTCATGGACGAAGCAGAAGAGTTAGACGAAGAGTCTGATGCAGAACGTGACGACCACGCCGAAAAAGCTGGTAAAAAAGTTGCTAAAGACATTGAGTACGACGAACTCCACGAAGAAGACGACGAAGAAGAACTCGACGAAAACTTTATGGCCGATGAAGAACTAATGAATGATGTCGAAACTGAAGAAGAAGGCATCAACATGGAAGATGAATCCGATGCTGAATTTGACGACAAAGCTGAACATGATGGCGAAGAGCTAACACATGATATCGAAGCTGATCACGACGAAGGCGACATTGAAGATCGCGTAGTTGATTTAGAAGACAAACTTGACGAACTAATGGCCGAATTTGAGTCATTGATGGGCGGCGACGGCGTTGAATCTGATTTAGCAGGCGAAGAAGGCGACGAAGTTGAAGGTGATGCATTAGCAGCCGACGACACAATGGCTTTTGGCGACGAACTTGCTGAAAATATCAACTTAGCAGCGGCTCCAAAGCCAACAACAACAGAACCAGCTGGTACAAACACCAAGTCTACTGTAGCTTTTAACAGTGGCGCGGCAGGCATGGAAGGCGCACCAGTTAAAATGACTGGTGACACAGCCAAAGGCCGTCCAGCACCAAGTACAAGTCCTGTAAGCAGTGACAAGTTCCAAAATGCTCCAGCTACTGGTAGTAAAAAATTATCCCCAGCTACAAAGCCAGTAACGGCCCAAGCTGCTGGAGTTAACACCCGTACACCTTTTCCAAAAGGTTAATCGGTAGATATGGCTCGTAACACTTATCTTAAAGAACATCTAAGCTTCACTCAGGCAAGAGTAGAACTCTTGTCTGAGGAAGCCGCGGATGGATCCGGTCATAAGACCTTAAAGTTAAAGGGTGTTTGCATCGAAGGCGGAGTTCGCAATGCCAACGAGCGAGTATATCCAGTAGCAGAAATTGCCAAGGCAGTAGACACAGTTAACGAACAAATTAAAACAGGTCATTCGGTATTGGGCGAAGTAGATCACCCAGATGATTTGAAAATTAATCTTGATCGAGTCAGCCACATGATTGAAAATATGTGGATGGACGGACCGGCTGGTATGGGTACATTAAAAATATTACCTACACCAATGGGCGAACTGGTAAAAACCATGTTGACAAATGGCGTTAAGCTGGGTGTTAGTAGTCGTGGATCTGGCAATGTAAATGATGCAAATGGACATGTTAGTGACTTTGAAATAGTCACAGTGGATGTTGTGGCTCAACCCTCAGCTCCAAATGCATATCCTACAGCAATTTATGAAGGCTTACTTAATACTCGTGGCGGGCAACAGTTGTTGGAAATGTATAAAGATCCAGCCTCTGGAAACCGGGCACAGCGTTATGTAAGAAGTGAAGTATTACGAGTTATTCGAGAATTAAAACTCGGGTAAAGAGAGATTTTTGTAAATGATTTTTTCATTTACTAAAGTATCTGCTGAGAAGCAGAAAAATGCTGCACACTTGTTGTGTAGTTTAGATATAAGGGAAATATACTATGTTAGATAGTTTAAAACCGTTACTAGATAGCGAGTTAGTTACCGAGGAAGCGAAAGCTGAAATCAATGAAGCTTGGGAAGCCAAGTTAGTTGAAGCCAAAGAACAAGCTCGTGCAGAACTCCGCGAAGAGTTTGCACAACGCTATGAGCATGACAAAACAGTGATGGTAGAAGCCCTAGATCGTATGGTAACAGATGGTTTAACCGCAGAGATTGAGCAAGTACAAGCTGAAAAGCAAAGCCTTGCAGAAGATCGTGTCCGGTTCCAGAGCAAGATGAAAGAGTCAGCTACAAAGTTTAACGACTTTATGGTTACTAAACTTGCCGAAGAAATTGGTGAATTGCG